AATTAATAAAATATCATTAAAAAAATGATATTTTAATCGTTTATACATAACAAGGTATATCGTCTATATTTATTACATTCTTTAATTTTCTTTTTTGTATTTTTTTTTTGCTTATTTTAAAACAACTAAACATTGAGTTATTTAATTCGTTATGTGGTTCGCAATGATGTACTGTTCTAGCAATCATTTTATATAATTTAAAATCAGGATATCGTTCATGTCCGTTTTTTTTATACAATATATTTTGATTTTTATCATCGCGCGTCCATTTTATCATTAACTTTACAATTTCATTTTCTTCATTGTTTTCATCTCTAAAATCATCAACAAAATAATCGTAAAGAGAACATCCTAACCTACATAAATCAAAACTTTTATTTGGTAGTATTTCTGGTTTATTAGGATTTTTATAAGGTTCAAAATTATATTGATTGGCAGCATCTTCTTTAAAATTATAACTATCGCAACATAGTTGTTTACCTTTAAATTTATAAATAGCTCTACCAAAATCAATTATTTTAAAAATTTTACCAAAAGTAGGGATTTTATAATATTGACTATCATATTTAACATATATATGTTGTTTTTCTGTTTTAACATACATTATATTGTTTGTATGTAAATCATTATGAGTAAAATCAAAACATTTTTGATACGTGGTTAAAATAAATAATATTTGAATTAAGCATGATTTCCATTCTAAATCAGACATTTCATTAGTTTCAATGTAACTATCTAATGTTTCATGCATGTGTTCCATACATATAATTTGAACTGGAAAATTATATATTACACAATTTATATTTTCATCCATCGAACTAGAATATTCAGAAATGTCACTATTTGAACAACTAATAATTGTTTCATCATTATCATCAGAAGTGTCATCATCGTTATCACTATCGCTATCCGTATTATCGCTATCAGTAGTATCACTATCATATTCACTTAACACTTCTGATATATTTGAAGATGTATCTGTATTACTTGATACATCACTATTACTTTTATTTTTTAATTTTTGATATACTATATTATTATTTAAATCAATTTCGTTTAATTTTTCAAGATTTTCAACGGTTAATTCAAATACATTATCAAATGAATCATTATCTATTTCATCTATTGACAATGGTTCATTGCTATCTTCCATAATAATTTTTTCTCGATATTTTCGTGTATCATCGTCTAATAATGATGCATCAAAATTATCCATTTTAAACATCTCTCCCTTATTTTTATGAAAAAATTCGGATTGATGAAGATAATCTAAATCATCAAATACATTTGTATTAAATTCTTTTTGGATTCCTAAAAAAGATCCATAATAATCGTTACCAAATGTAAAGTCATGATGATTTAATAATTTACTACTTAAAAAAGAAAAAAACCCGTCAACATAAGAAGTATTATTTGAATCATATATTTTTTTTAAATGACTATCTTTATCGGAATATTCACAATTAAGTGTTGGGTTTAACTTTGAATTCTTATTTATTTTTTTATATTTTCCAGTTAAAAATTTTAAAGGGTTTAACAATGGTGAATATTTAAAAAAAGATATTTTTTTAAGATTTTCTTTGTTTTTGTCTTCAACGTTAATTAAAAAGAAATTTGAATCATGTGTGTCTTCGATGGTTGATATCGAATATTTGCTATTTAAGTTAATTTGGTTATAATTATTCTTACTTAATTCAAAAAACTCTGAATAAATAGGTATATAATTTTGAATTTCTGAAAACCCGTTGTTTTCTAATTCACTAAACAATAGATTGTTATTATTTTTCTTATAATACAAAGAAAACATACGATTTAATGATAATTAAATTTTTACATTTAAACCAATACTTTAGTAATACATAATTATGTTAATAATACATTAATTCGTTTTACTTGATTAATTAATATAACATATTTTTATATATATGAATTTAGAGTTAAAAAAGTTTAATATGAAAAATATAAAATTTAATTTGGAAGGATCGAATGGTCCTGTAATTGTTTTAATTGGTAGACGAGATACAGGAAAAAGTTTTTTAGTAAGAGATATGTTATATCATCATCAAGATATTCCTATTGGGACTGTAATATCAGGAACAGAAGCAGGTAATGGTTTTTATGGAAAATTAGTTCCTAAATTATTTATTCATGATGAATATAATACAGCTATTATTGAAAATATATTAAAACGGCAAAAAATAGTAATTAAGCAAATAAAAAAGGAAAAAAAAGCATATGGGAAATCAAGTATAGATCCAAGAGCGTTTGTTATATTGGATGATTGTTTGTATGATAATACATGGGCTCGCGATAAACTAATGAGATTGTTATTTATGAATGGTAGACATTGGAAAATAATGCTTGTAATTACAATGCAGTATCCTCTTGGTGTCCCTCCTAATCTTAGAACCAATATTGATTATACATTTATTTTAAGAGAACCATATATTAATAATCGCAAACGAATCTATGAAAATTTTGCTGGAATGTTTACAACATTTGAAAGTTTTTGTCAAGTAATGGACCAATGTACTGAAAACTATGAATGTTTAGTTATAGCAAATAACGCCAAATCAAATCGTTTAGAAGACCAAATATTTTGGTATAAAGCAACATCACATAACGATTTTAAATTAGGAGCAAAGGAATTTTGGGAAATGTCTAAGGGATTAGGTTCGGATGATGAAGAAGAGCAATATGATCCAAATGCTGTTAGAAAAAATAGGGGACCACGAATTAATGTAAAAAAAAATAGGTGGTAATTCATAAAATTATTAAATATGTAATTTTAATAATTTTATTATAATTTATCGTTTAACTATTATTAATCTTTCTTTTTACGTACAATGTTATCTCCTTCAAACAATGATTTTTTAATACTTTCCGAACTAGTATCATCTAATTCTTTCAAATCATTTTCCATTGTATTATTTACACCAACTAAATTACCTTCTTTATCCAATCGCTGTGTTAATTTATTACCACTTTCTCTAGCTAATTTTACATTTTCTTCAATTGCTTTTCTTTTTGTTTCTTTAATACGCTTTTCAAATTCTTGTTTTGCCTTTGCTTCATTTAGATTTTTTTCATGCATCAATTGATTTAATTCATCTTCCAAATATTCTACACGACCTGTTTTATATGCTTCTGGTTCCCAAGGCATCCAAACGCCTACTGGACCAACATATACATTATGATTTGGATCTACCTCTCGTAATAATTTACATCGTAATTCAGCTTCTTCTTGTGTAGAATAAGCACCTCTTACTTTTAATCCTCTAACACTGGTTTGAAAATTATTTTGAGTATTAAATTGGTCATCTAATTCATTTTCATTATTATCTAAAAATGTTTTATACGAATCATAAATATCGGATGTTTTCAAATCCTTTTTTTCACTTTTAACAAATTCTTGCATATCAGACATTAATGTTTCAAAATCAAGATTATATTTATAAGATAAAAAGTTAAGAAAATGTGAAAATTTTTCCATAGATTTAGAAAAATCATAACCTTTCAAAAATTCTTCAAACATAAATAGTTCTCGTCTTTTAAGAATATTTTCGGGACTAACAAAAGATACACAAACAAATTTCTGACCTGAAAGAGCTTTATCTTCTTCAAGTAAATCTACATAATTCGGATTTTCAGTTCCATCTGATTTTTTCTGGTGGTTATAAGCATATTCTGCCATTATATAATAATAATATTATCATTATTGTTTAAGTTTTTTTTTTATTTATTTATTATATAATATGTTTGATAAATTAAGTCAGGTTTTTGATTTAGGCGAATTATTGCGTCGTGTAGTAAAATATTTAGTGGAAGGTTTGATGGTTGCTATTGCTGCATATGCTATTCCAAAACGTTCATTGAATTTAGATGAAGTATTATTAATTTCATTAACAGCAGCAGCAACATTCTCTGTTTTAGATACATATGTTCCATCTATGGGTGTATCTGCTCGTTCCGGTGCTGGATTTGGTATCGGTGCTAACTTAGTTGGTTTCCCTCGTATGGGCATGTAAGTTAATTAACTAATAACAATATAATTTTTATAAATCAATAAATATAAAAATTATAAAGTTGAAATAAACTCCCAATTTAATTCTTTGCATATTTTTTTCCATATTTCATCTTGTTCTATTCGTTTTACTGGATCTTTCAGCATTGGAAAATAAGGTAAAAAACTATGTTCATCTAATAATTCACACATTTTATACAATACATAGTAATAATTTAAAAAATTAACACGACTATCTGGACAATGTTTACTATATGGTTTTTGAATTTCCATAAATAAATTACATAATTTATCTTCTAATTCAGGTCGCATGACTGGCGGTTTAATACCTAACTTATCTTTTATAAAAGGAATATGTTCATAATATTTATTATATCCTAATTTTTTCAATATGTCTTTTGCTTTTTTATTATTCATATTTTTAAGCGTTAGTCTTTCTTTTTTTATTTGTTTTTTAATATTATCTATAACTTCTTCTGGGATTTGAGTAGTTTCTTTTGCTTGAAACTGAGCTAATATTTCTCTAAAATGATTAATTCTTTTATAAGCATAAAAACAAACTTCTTTAGGAGGTTCCTTATAAGAAGGTTTTTCATGTTCTATTAAAAACTTATCTTGAAAACTACATACTTTACATATCAAAATACCATCTGATTCAACTTGAACTAATTCCCCTGAACATTTAGGGCATATCTCATAATTAATCTTATAATTTTCCATATCAATTATTTTATTATCGATATTGTTAAAATATTGCTGAACTATTGTATTATTATTATTTTTAATATCTACTTTCTCTTCTGTTTTACTAAAAAAAGCATGTAGTATCTTTTTTTTGTTTGTTTTTCCATCACTTAAATCCTTTTTTTTTTCAAAATAATCAAAAATTAAATTAGAATTGTTTAGTAAATATGCTTTTTTCTGTTTTTTTATTTTTTTAATCCTTAATTTAATATCCTTAATCGTATCTTCTATATCTAATTTGTCTTCTATTTTCATATTTTTTGATTTTTCTATTTTTTTCTTTAATTTTCTTATTTGTGATTTAAGTTTAGGTAATTCAATATCAGAGTTTTTTTTAAATTGACTCATTTTTTCATCATGCTTGTTATCTAGTGTAGTTATTGAGTGTTTATTAACAGCTAATTTTTTTTGATTTTTAGGTTTAAAATTAGGCATTAATAAATATATTAATCAATTATATTTAATTAATAGTTTTGTTAATTGTTTAGCAAAATCACAAAATTAAGATATTAAAATTCGTAAATTCATAATTTATAAAAATACTTTTCAATATATAATGGATAATCCAAATAAAATCGTAATTAATGAAAAGGAAATAACTAATATTGATTTGATAAAACTACAAAAAATGACATTATTATACAATGCTTTAGAAAGTGGGTGGTCTATTAAAAAGACGGATAATTGTTATGTATTTAAAAAAAAGCACAACAATGAAAAAGAAGTTTATTTAGATTCTTATTTAAGACGGTTTATGATTGATAACTTGGATATTAATCAAATATTAAATAATTAAATTTTGTATTTTAAAGTATAAAATTTAATTAAATGTGTATTATTGTAAAATTTTTTTCTTTGCCTATATTATATAATGGGTGGTGGACTCATGCAACTAGTAGCTTACGGCGCACAAGATGTGTATTTAACTGGTAATCCTCAGATCACTTTCTGGAAGGTTACATACCGCAGACACACTAACTTCGCAATGGAATCAATCGAACAAACCTTCAATGGTCAAGCTGACTTTGGTCGTCGTGTTCAATGCACTGTTTCTCGTAACGGTGATTTGGCATACCGCACTTACTTACAAGTAACTGTTCCAGAAATCAGCAGTTCTGATTCCAATCATGCACGTTGGTTAGACTGTCCAGGGGAACAAATGATCTCCATGGTAGAAGTAGAAATTGGTGGTCAACGTATCGACCGTCAATATGGTGACTGGATGCATATCTGGAACCAATTGACTCTTACTTCTGAACAAGAAGATGGTTACAATAAAATGGTTGGTAACACTACACAACTTACTTATTTGACCGATCCTGATTTCGCTGAAGTAGCAACTGCTTGTTCATCAGCTTCTGTTCCAGAAGCTGTATGTGCTCCTCGCAAAGCTCTTCCAGAAACAACTTTGTATGTTCCATTACAATTTTGGTTCTGCCGTAATCCAGGTCTTGCTCTTCCTTTGATTGCTCTTCAATACCATGAAGTAAAAATCAATATCGAACTTCGCCCATTGGACGAATGTTTATTTGCTGTTGATGCTGTTGATAGTGCAGGTACTGCAACATTGAAATCAACAACCGCTTTCAGTAAATCTCTTGTAGCAGCATCCTTGTATGTTGACTACATCTTTTTAGATACCGATGAACGTCGTCGTATGGCACAAAACCCACACGAATACTTAATCGAACAACTTCAATTCACTGGTGATGAATCCATTGGATCATCCAGTAATAAAGTTAAACTTAATTTCAATCATCCATGTAAAGAACTTGTATGGGTTGTTCAACCAGATGTAAATGTTAGCTACTGTGATTCGTTCATTGCTGGCAAAGATTTGCACTCTGCTTTGGGAGCTCAGCCATTCAATTACACTGATGCTTTGGATGCTCTTCCACATTCTATCCGTGCGTTCTCAAGTGATGGTCAAGTAGCTGGCGCTAATGCTGTTATCGGAACCAACGGTATGTTTGCTGATGCAGGTGCTCTTGATGTAAGTGGTGATGGTCAAACTGGTATCGAAGCAGATGTATCTGGTGCTTTGGGCGCTGGTGCTAATAACGCATCCGGTGTTTCTGATGCTGGTGCATTTGTTCTTGCTGAAACTGCACTTAAAATGCACTGCTGGGGTGAAAATCCAGTTGTTACAGCTAAATTACAACTTAACGGTCAAGACCGATTCAGTGAGCGTGAAGGTTCATACTTCGATGTTGTTCAACCATACCAACATCATACACGTTCCCCAGACGCTGGTATTAATGTTTACTCATTTGCTCTTCGCCCAGAAGAACATCAGCCATCTGGAACATGTAATTTCAGTCGTATCGATAACGCAACTTTACAATTGGTTGTTTCTGCAGCAGCAATCGGTAACACCGCAACTGCTAAGGTCCGTGTTTATGCTACCAACTACAACGTATTGCGTGTTATGAGCGGTATGGGGGGTCTTGCATACTCCAACTAATTTTAATAACATATCATTATTTATAATTATTAATTTCTAATAATAAAATTAATCACAATTTTATTATTTTAATTTAAAAGTAATACAAAACACTTATATAACTTAAACTTATGGGACAACAACAAAGTAAACAATTTAATTTTGAGGACGTCCAACAAATGATTAAAAATAAAAATACAATAATTATAAACGTTTTACCAACTTCTCAACAAACGTGTTTAATTAAAAATACTTTATCTATTAATTCAGAAGTTAAAACTATGAATGAATTATTAAAAACAAACAAATCTGTTAATATTATTATTTATGGTAAAAATACAAGTGATATAAATGTTAAAAAAAAACAAAAACAATTAATTTCACTCGGGTTTTACAATGTATTTATTTATATGGGAGGATTGTTTGAGTGGTTATTGTTGCAAGATATATATGGGAGAGATGAGTTTCCTACAACAAGTGAAGAGTTAGATTTACTTAAGTTTAAACCACCTAGTAACTATTATAATAATAATTTATTGATTCATGATGTTGATTAATTATAAAATTGAATTATAAATAAATATATAAATACAATTATATATATTTATTATTATGAATTTAACACAACAAAAATTAACAAAAAGTGAATGGGATTACTTGGAACTTCCAGTAAATAAAAAAGAATTATATATTCTTAAATTTATACATGATTCCTATAACAATTTAAATGCTTCTGAAAATCCAAATAACTCATTGATTCGGTTTCTAAAAATTAATGTAGAAGACTATGAAGATTTTCATAAATACTTTTACAATAAATTTTATGAAACCACTATTCATAAACTTGTAAAAGAAAATAACTTAAATTATAAACTTAAAATCAATATTAAAAAACTAAACATTAAAAAAGCTAATAAAATTAGAATAAGGAATGTTAATAATAGTGAAATTATAAAAGACCCTTCTATATTTGAAAATTTATTGATGGAGCAATTAATGCTATATTTTACAACCAAATCAAAAACAAAGAAATGTTATTATTATTATTCATTATTACAATTATCCAAAAAAAAAGTAAAGCATGTTAATTATTTGTTATTGAATTTTATTAACTATGTTTTAAATGCATTTAAAAATGAAA